GCATCAGATGTCACTAAGCGAAATAGAAATGGTCAAACAAAATCTGGTTTATACTCTTTGTTTATCCCAATGGAATGGAACTACGAAGGATTTATTGACGAGTACGGAGTTCCAGTATTCACTACTCCTGATACAGACGTGTTTGCCCCAGACGGTGAACTAATAGATATAGGAGTAATAGATAGTTGGCAAAATGAAGTTGACGGTTTAAAAGACGATCAAGATGCTTTAAACGAGTTTTACAGACAGTTTCCAAGAACTGAAGAACACGCGTTTAGAGATGAAACAAAAAACAGTATATTTAATCTTGTAAAAATATACGAACAAATAGACTACAATGAGGAGATGTCTAGAACTCTAGGAATTACAACTGGTAATTTTCAATGGGTTAATGGAATAAAAGATTCACAAGTGATATTTTATCCAGATCCAAAAGGTAGGTTTAAAGTTAGCTGGGTTCCACCTCAGCAATTACAAAATAGAGTGGTACTCAAAAACGGTATAAAATATCCTGGTAATGAACACATGGGAGCATTTGGTTGTGACTCTTATGATATATCAGGAACTGTAGATGGAGAAGGTTCTAAAGGAGCATTACACGGCTTAACCAGGTTTAGTATGGAGGACGCTCCTGCGAATAGCTTCTTTTTAGAATACTTATCAAGACCACCTACAGCTGAAATATTCTTTGAAGATGTATTAATGGCATTAGTATTTTACGGCATGCCTATACTTGCGGAAAACAACAAACCACGTCTTTTGTATTATTTAAGAAGAAGGGGTTATAGAGGGTTTAGTATGAATAGACCGGATAAAGTATGGAATAAATTATCTGTAGCAGAAAAAGAAGTAGGTGGAATACCAAACTCAAGCGAGGACATAAAACAAGCTCATGCGGCCGCTATTGAAATGTATATACAAGATCATGTTGGTATAAAAAGAGATGGAACGTTTGGAGACTTGTATTTCAATGAGTTATTAAACGATTGGAGTAAGTTTGATATAAACAAAAGAACTAAGTATGATGCAACAATAAGTAGTGGTCTTGCTATTATGGCAAACAATAGACATTTATACGCTCCAAACGCTAAGGTTGAAAAACAACCATTAAATATAAACATTTCCAAGTATAGTAATACTGGAACTAATTCACAAATAATAAAATAAATATGGCATATTCTGGCATTAAAAGTTATTTTCCAAGTCAAACAGTTAGTGATGCTGAGAAACTTAGCTATGACTACGGTTTAAAAGTAGCTAAAGCTATAGAAACAGAATGGTTTAATGAAGATAGAAGTGTAAATCGTTATATGTCTAATCATAAAGACTTTCATAATTTAAGACTTTATGCTAGAGGCGAGCAATCAATACAAAAATATAAGGACGAATTATCTATAAACGGTGATTTGTCCTATTTAAATTTAGACTGGAGGCCTGTGCCTATAATATCTAAATTTGTAGATATAGTTGTAAACGGTATAGCTGAAAGAACATATGATATAAAAGCTTATTCACAAGATCCATATGGTGTTAGCAAACGAACTAAATATATGGAAAATATAATTAGTGATATGCAATCTAAGCAATTTAATGATTTTGCTTTAAACAATTTAGCTATAGATCTTAGAAAAAGTAATCCTGAAACTCTTCCGGAAACTACAGAAGAATTAGATCTTCATATGCAAATTTCATATAAACAAGCTGTTGAACTTGCCGAAGAGCAAGCGTTAAATGTTTTGTTTGAAGGTAATAAATACGAATTAATAAAAAAACAATTTTATTACGACTTAACTGTTCTTGGTATTGGTGCTGTTAAAAACTCTTTTAATACATCAGAAGGTATTGTTATAGATTATGTTGATCCAGCTGATTTAGTTTACTCTTACACCGATTCCCCTTATTTTGATGATATATATTATGTTGGCGAAGTTAAGTCAATTCCAGTAAACGAATTAGCTAAACAATTTCCTCATTTAACAGAATCAGATCTTGAAGATATAATGAAAAATAAAAGTTATAATAGAAATAATTATAGCACTAGATATTCTGCAGACAAAGAAGATACCAATACTATTCAAGTTTTGTATTTCAATTACAAAACTTATATGAACGAAGTTTATAAAGTAAAAGAAACTGGAACTGGTTCTGATAAAATTATACCTAAAGATGATAGTTTTAATCCACCAGAAGAAAAAGAAGGTGGTTACTCTAGACTATTAAGATCTATAGAGTGTTTATATGACGGGGCTTTAATACTGGGAACAGATAAATTACTTAAATGGGAAATGGCTAAAAATATGATGCGCCCTAAAAGTGATTATACTAAAGTTAAAATGAACTATAGTATTGTTGCACCTAGAATTTATGACGGAAGAATAGATTCGCTAGTAAGAAGAATAACTGGCTTTGCAGATATGATACAACTTACGCATTTAAAATTACAACAAGTAATGTCGCGTATGGTACCAGATGGCGTTTATTTAGATGCAGACGGTTTGGCAGAAGTTGACCTAGGTAATGGTACTAATTACAATCCACAAGAAGCATTAAACATGTTTTTTCAAACTGGATCCGTGATAGGAAGAAGCTTCACGTCAGAAGGTGATATGAACCCAGGTAAAGTACCTATTCAAGAAATTACATCTGGTAGTGGTGGCAATAAAATGCAAGCCCTTATAGGTAACTATAATTATTACTTGCAAATGATAAGAGATGTAACTGGTCTTAATGAAGCTAGAGATGGTAGTATGCCAGATAAAAACGCTCTAGTTGGTGTGCAAAAATTAGCAGCGGCAAATAGTAATACGGCTACTAGACATATATTACAAGCTGGTTTGTTTTTAACTGCTGAAACAGCAGAGTGTTTATCTCTTAGAATATCTGATGTTATAGAATATTCTCCAACTAAAGATGCTTTTATACAAGCTATTGGAGTGCATAACGTTGCAACGTTAGAAGAAATGTCTAGTTTACACTTGTATGATTTTGGAATATTTTTAGAACTTGCTCCAGATGAAGAACAAAAAGCTGTTTTAGAAAATAATATACAGATGGCTTTGCAACAACAAACTATAGAGTTGGAAGATGCTATTGATCTTAGAGAAATACGTAATGTTAAATTAGCAAACCAAATGCTAAAAATACGTAGGAAAAAGAAAATGGAAAAAGATCAAGCTATGCAACAGCAAAATATGGAAAAACAAGCACAGCTAAACCAACAGTCTGCTCAAGCAGCTGCACAAGCTGATGTTCAAAAAAATCAAGCTTTAAACGCTAGCAAGGCTGAGTTAATGCAAATGGAAGCTCAAATTGAATCTCAAAAAATGATGCAGGAAGTTGCTATGAAAAAAGAATTAATGCAGCTGGAGTTTCAGTATAACATGCAATTAAAAGGTACAGAGGTTGACGGTTTAAAGCAAAGAGAAAAAGAAAAAGAAGATCGTAAAGATGAAAGAACAAAGATACAAGCCACTCAACAATCAGAAATGATTGATCAAAGAAAAAGTGGAAAACCACCTAAAAACTTTGAGTCCGCAGGTAATGATATACTAGGTGGAGGATTCAATATGGGCGCTTTTGACCCTAGATAAATTTATTAACTATTATTATATTATATTATGGCAGAAAAAGATGAACAAGTAGTTGAGGAAACTACACAAGAAAATGTTACAAAAGTTGAGATTAAAGAAACTCAAAAAGACGATAACATTACAAAAGTAAACTTAGATAAACCACCAACACCAAAAGAAGAAAAAAATGAAACTAAAGAAGATAACGCTGACGACAGCGGAGTGGTTGCAGAGCCTGAAAATGCCGAGCCCACACAAGAACAAGAAGAAGTACAGCCGGAAGCAGAAACACAAGAAGCTCCAACATTAGAAGAAATAACTGAAGAATCTACTGAAGAAGAAGTTGCAGAAGTAGAAGAGCAAGTTGAAGAAGCCTTGGCGGAAGCAGAAGCTACTGGCAAACCACTACCAGAAAATATTCAAAAGTTAATAGACTTTATGGAGGACACTGGTGGTGATATAAATGATTATGTAAAAATTAATCAAGATTATAGTAAATTAGATGATGATTCTTTATTAAGAGAATATTATAGACAGACAAAACCTCATCTAAATGCAGAAGAAATTAACTTCCTTATGGAAGACTCATTCTCTTACGACGAAGAAGAAGACGAAGAAAGAGATATACGAAGAAAAAAATTAGCGTTAAAAGAGCAAGTTGCCGACGCTAGAAGCCACTTGGACGGGCAAAAGTCCAAATACTATGAAGAAATTAAAGCTGGTTCAAAGCTAACGCCTGAACAACAAAAAGCTGTAAACTTCTTTAATAGATACAACAAAGAGTCAGAAGCAACTAAAAAAACAGTTAAAAAGAACTCTGATATTTTTACACAAAAAACTAACGAAGTTTTTAACGACAAATTCAAAGGTTTTGAATACAATGTTGGTGATAAAAAATATAGATTTAATGTAAACAATGCTGAAGAGATTAAAAATACTCAAAGTGATATAAATAATTTTACTAAAAAGTTTTTAGATAAAAATTCTACATTATCAGACGCTAAGGGTTATCACAAATCTTTATTTACAGCAATGAATGCTGACGCTGTTGCAAAACACTTTTATGAACAAGGAAAAGCTGACGCTATGAAAGATAGTGTTGCTAAAGCCAAAAACGTTGATATGAATCCAAGACAAAGTCATGGTACTATTGAAGCTGGAGGTGTAAAAGTAAAAGTGTTAGGTAATAATTCTTCTGATTTTAAGTTTAAAATTAAAAATCAATAAATAACAATTTAAAATTAAAAAATTATGGCAATTACAGGAGGAAGTTTGTTAAATAGTACGCCTGCTTCAATACAGCAAACGCTATCTACAAACTACTTAGATCTTTCATCTGCTTCAAATGCAGGTTGGGGTCAACAATATGTACCAGACCTAATGGAGAAAGAAGCTGAAGTTTTCGGACCGAGAACTATTTCAGGTTTCTTAGCTCAAGTAGGTGCTGAAGAGGCTATGACTGCTGATCAAGTAGTATGGTCTGAACAAGGAAGATTACATCTTTCATATACATGTACAATGACAGATAACAACGGTAATATTAACGGTTCGCTTAACGGTGGTAAAGTTACTATTACTGATCACATTGATACTAACGCTGATTACACTTCAGGTTCACACGGTATTAGAGTTAACGATACTGTTATCGTTGCTAATCCAGAGTCTGTTATCAAAGCTTTAGTTACTGAAGTTGATGGTAACGTTGTAGAATTAGCACCTTATGGTGTAGCTGATTGTTCTGCAATTACTGATGCAAAAACTGATTGTGTTATTATGGTTTACGGTTCAGAATACGCGAAAGGTAAAAAATATCTTAGCGCTGCTGCAGCTGAAGCTGACACAAGAGGTGCTAACGAGCCAAGCTTTAAATCTTACACTAACAAGCCAGTTATTATGAAAGATTACTACGAAGTATCAGGTTCTGATGCGTCTAGAATTGGTTGGGTTGAGGTTTCTACTGAAGCCGGAGGTTCTGGGTACTTATGGTACTTAAAAGCTGAAGCTGATACAAGAGCTCGTTTTACTGATTATATTGAGATGGCGATGTTAGAGGGTGAGCTTGGTGTTCACGGTACTGATGCTGTTGATAATTTCTTAGGAACTGCTGGTGACGCAACTGGTACGCAAGGTTTATTCGCTGCTATCACGTCGAGAGGTAACGTAACTTCTGGTGTAACTGGTGTTAACGCTGCTACTGATTTAGCTGAGTTCGATGCAATACTTGCTGAGTTTGATAAGCAAGGTGCTATTGAAGAGTATATGATGTTTGTTAACAGATCAACTAGTTTAGCTATTGATGATATGTTAGCTTCAATGAATTCTTATGGAGCTGGTGGTACATCTTACGGTGTATTTAACAACTCTGAAGACATGGCGTTAAATTTAGGTTTTACTGGTTTTAGAAGAGGTTCTTATGACTTCTACAAATCTGACTTCAGATACTTAAATGACAAAGCTACAAGAGGTGGTATTAATGATGCTGCTAACGCTAATGCTATTAGAGGGGTTATGATTCCTGCTGGTGTTTCTTCAGTTTATGACCAAACTGTTGGTGCTAGTATGAAACGTCCTTTCTTACACGTTAGATATAGAGCTTCACAAACTGATGACCGAAGAATGAAAACTTGGGTTACTGGTTCAGTTGGTGCTTCTACATCTGCTTTAGATGCAATGCAATTACACTTCTTAACTGAAAGATGTTTAATTACTCAAGGTGCTAACAACTTTATGTTAATGAAGTAAGCACTTATTATATTAAAGACCGGGGCTTCGGCCTCGGCCTTTTATTTTATTAATTTTATTATATATTATATTATGGCGAAAAAAGAAAAAACAGAAAAGGTAGAAGTGCCTGTTGTTGAAACACCAGTTGTTGAAACACAAAAACCTAAAAAAGTTGAACCTAAAAAACCTAGTTGGGAAATAAAAGATAGAGTTTATTATTTAAAAGGAAACAATAAACCATTATCATATATGTTAAAAACAAATGGTATATATTGGTTTGACGAAGAAAAAGGTTATGAAAGAGAACTTAAATACTGTCAAAATCAAAGAACTCCTTTTGTAGACGAAATGCAAGGTGACCAAAGATTAGAACATGTTGTTTTTAGAAACGGTGTTTTATTTGTAGAAAAACAAAAAACAGTTTTACAAAAACTCTTATCTTTATACCACCCTCACAATGGAAATATTTTTTACGAACACAAGCCTGAAGTTGTTGCAGAAAATCAAATAGAAACTTTAGAAATGGAAGCAGACGCAATATTAGCCGCGAGAGAAATGGACATAGATATGGCGGAAGCTATTATGCGTGTAGAAAAAGGTTCTGAAGTGTCTAAAATGAGTTCTAAAGAGCTTAAAAGAGATTTACTAGTATTTGCTAGAAACAACCCTTCTTTACTCTTAGAACTAGCCTCTGATGACAATGTTCAACTTAGAAACTTTGGTATTAAAGCAACTGAACTTGGTATTATTAAATTATCAAGCGATCAAAGAACTTTTAGTTGGGGTTCTAATAATAGAAAGTTAATGAACGTTCCATTTGACGAGCATCCATATACTGCTCTAGCGGCTTGGTTTAAAACCGATGAAGGTATGGATATATATGCAAATATTGAAAAAAGATTAAATAATTAATCAAACTGTAGATGCAGTCGCTCTACGGGGCGATTGCAAACTACAAATTATATTATATGGAAAAACAAAAATCAAAAGGTTTAGGTGATACAATAGCAAAAATTACAAAAGCAACTGGAATAAAAAAAGTTGTAGATAAAGTTGCTAAAGCAACAGGTAAAGATTGTGGTTGTGATAAAAGACAAGAAACCTTAAATAGATTTTTTCCTTATAATTATTAAAAAAAAAATTATGGTAAACATAGACGACGTGTATCAAAAAGTATTAGCAATAGCTAATAAAGAGCAAAGAGGTTACATTACACCTCAAGAATTTAATTTGTTTGCTGACCACGCGCAAATGGAAATTTTTGAGCAATACTTTTATGATTTAAATCAATTTACAAGAGTTCCTGGAAATATTAAAGAATATGGTGATGTTATAACTAATTTACAAGAAAAAATTAATTTTTTTAATGTTCAATATGCTGGTTACAGCTTAACCCTGCCAAATAATCTTTATAGATTAGGTGATGTTTACCACCAATTTGGTGGTTTTGGCCGAACACACGTTGAAAGAGTTGAAAAAAAAGATTTAGCCGATATACTACGCTCTCCTCTTTTAGCGCCAACTCCTCTTAGAAGAATATATATCAGACGTCAAGATAACAGTATAGATGTTTACCCACAACAAAATACATTTTCTAATCAAGTTACATATGATTACGTAAGAATGCCAGCTAAACCAAGTTGGGGTTATTTTGTAGTAGGTGATAAAGCTTTGCACGATAGTGATCCTACTAAAACAACAAATTTTGAATTACATCCATCAGAAGAAAACGAATTAGTGTATAAAATATCAAACCTACCTCGTATCTCC